ATATAACCTTCAGCGTGGGATGCCTCACCATTAGCGATACAAGTATTTCCTTCAGCATGGGCGCCCTGTGCATTTGTACCTGTCTGGCTACTCAATCCTTCTGTGTGAGAAGAGCCACCTTGAGCAACAGTATACTGTCCTTCAGCATGAGAATAGCTGCCGACCGCACTAGTGCCGGCGCCCTCTGCGTGAGAACCATAGTTTCCACTTGCTGTTGTACCCTGTCCTTCTGCATGGGAATAGCTACCACTTGCAGTACAGTTATATCCCAAAGTTGAGGATTTGTTTCCAACAGTAGTATTAGCCTTTCTATTTATACTCAATTCACCAGTACCCGTAGGATTGGCTTTATCCATTTTATCGCTACGGGCTGTGGCATCTTTTACATTAAATGATGAGCCGTCAGGTAAATTTATCTGTGAAATATCTGCCATAATTCATTCCCTCATTATGTCGCAGGTGTTACTGTATGAGTTGCCTCCGTTCCTGTAAATGACGGGTCTGTTACTGAACTAACGCCAGTTGCAACAGATACACTTGATACTGTAGGAACAGCACCTGCGGTAATAGTAAGTATCTCATTGGATACTGTAAAAGTCGGCATTGAGCCGGCATCAGTTACGCTACCAACGCTTCCGCTTGAGAGTGTTACTACCGTACCTGATACGGAACCAGCAGGAGTAATTGTTACTTCACCAGTATCTGCATAAGCAAAGTTTCCAAGTGTTCCAACACTAGAACCAAGTTGCTGCCATGCGGTTCCATTAAAAATATATTCTATAGCTTCACTATCCTGAACGATGTCGCCGCTAGTTGCGGTTACACTCTGACCATTGATAGTGATAGGGTTCGTTGTAGAACCGTCTGAAAGTTCAGTAGTGGTTACACCAATCCAATGAGTTGCATTTTGAAGCTTTAAAATCTCAGCCTCTGCATCGGCTAATCTTTTTTCAGCGCCACTTGTAGCGCCGTCACCAATCCACTGTCTGACTTCGTCATCTTTAAGCCAATATGCGTTACCACTTGGCAAAGTTACTTTTTTCATTGTAGGGGTCTGCGCCCAAGTTATTACTGACATTTTCTATTCTCCTTATTCTGTTGTCGAGAAGACCAAATTTTCTTCATTCTCTGGGTCGACAAAACATCTGACTTTATTATTCCAAAAAGTTCTTTCGGCATCTGTAATATGCTTTACTGAATCTGCGATATGTGCGTCAAGTGGCGCATCCATAAAAGGCATATCAATAAGATAGGAAGTTCCGTCACCGACTTTCATTCCGGGAACATCTTCATTGTCTACCTGTTTGTAATCAGTATAGACATAAAGGTATCCTTCTTTTGAAACTAATTGAGGGTGTGAATTCCAATATTCAGTTGTATTACATAAGATTTTACTCTTCTCAATATGAGTTACCGCGCCAACCTCGGCGCCAAGTTGAAGAGTATTCTCAAAAGTAGCGTCAATGCGCGCGACTATATTTTCACTCATTCAATAACACCGTCCTTATAGATTTCTTTTATAGCAATCTTTTGCGCGGTTGTAGCTAATGCAGTACCATCTTCCATTCGAAGTCTTATCTGGAAGAAGGTCTCAATACCAGCCTTCAATGCAAGAGTATCTTCCTGAGAAAATACAACGGATAAAGTCAACTCTTCTTCGTCGACAGTAATATCGTCCAAATCTTTACAAACTCTTACTTTACCCTGTTGAGAAATATAAATCCAAGCAGCAGATAACTCAGACAAGTCAATTTCTGTCTGAATTGAAATTATAATCGTTGGCGTAGTTCCACGGATTATTTCCATATCTGCCTCCTTTATTCCTTATCGAGATATACGTTACAAACCCAACCTGATTTTCCGTTATAGTTTCCGTAACTCCAGCAGTTATCGCGCTTTAATTCTACGAAGGTATCTTCATATCCGATACAAAGAATACCGGCGCCTGCGTATGCAGCATTAATATTGGCTGTGTCGGAAGGCGGAGCTTCTCTAAGTACAACTCCACCCTTTGCAATAACTTTATATCTATTGATTTCAGCGAACTCAGGTGTGACAGGAAGTTCACCAGGGTCTTCGATTACGCCTATGCCGTCTTCTTTCTTAGGAGAGTCCTCAACTTTTCCTAACTCAAGAACGGGTTCAATAGGTTTTATTACCTCGGGCGCCTTTTGTACAGAGGCGGGCGCGGATTTAAAAAATTTCTTTGCCATATATGTAAACTCCTTTTAGTTCTTATTTGGTTTCATTCTATACTAAAAAGTAGCAGACGGGAGCCGGACTATAGAAATTTGATTTTTCCTTGAAAATTGTGTATAATATTAGTATAGAAAAAAGAATGGAGAAATATTTATGAAGGGATTTGTAAACGGAATTGATTGGATTAACGCAGAGGCTATGAAGTATTGGTCGTTCCCTGCATCATATACCGATGAAAAGAAAAAGACCGAAGTTCACAATGCAATCTTCGGCGGTGATTATCTTGGCGCCCTCAAAGTAGATGGATACTATCAGCGTCTTATTAAAGATGAAGACGGTAATTGTTTTATGATTGCGCGCAGTAAGGGTGTAAATGGCGCGATTGATAAGTATGGGTGGGTTCCTCAGCTTCATCCGTTTATGGAAAGACTTCCAAGAGGAACAGTTTTGCTTTGTGAGTGTTATCTCCCTGGGAATGAGGGTTCCAATAAGATTACTTCACTTCTTGGATGTTTGAAGGATAAATGTATCGCTCGTCAGGAAGCTGGTCAGAAACTCCATTTTTATATTTTTGATGTATGTGTTTATGATAATGAGGATTTTGTAAAGAGACCGATAGAGCAGAGAGTTAAGGTACTTGATTGCCTTTCATGTAATACTATTCTTGCTAATGAATATGTAGAATGGGCTAAGTATTATCGTGGTCCCGAGCTTTGGGAGAAACTTCAGGAATATCTTGCGAGCGGCCGCGAGGGAATTGTAATTACTCGTAAAGACTGTCCTATCTACTTCAAGCGCACGCCCGCGCACATGACAATCAAGATTAAGAAGGAACTTCAGGAAACAATCGACGTGGTAATTCTCGGCGCCAACGCTCCTACTCGTCTTTATGGTGGTAAGGAAATTGAAACTTGGAAGTATTGGGAAGATACATTCACTGGTGAAAAGCTTAATGGTGAACTTTTCAAAGAATATTATGACGGAAGAAGTATTGAACCAATCACAAAAGCATACTATAATGGTTGGGCAGGTAGTCTTATCATTGGTATCCGTAAAGACGATAAGTTGGTTCCTATTGGTTCACTTAGTGGATTAGAAGAGGAAGTTCTTGCGAACTGGCAGAATTATAAGGGTAAGGTAGCAGAAGTAACTGCGATGCAGATTATGAATACAGAAAATCAGGGTCTGCGTCACCCGAAACTGCTTAGATGGCGCCCTGACCTTACTCCGAAGGATACGGATTATTATAGGTTTTTTACATGAAAAATATGAGTTCATATGAAAAGAAAGTATGTGGCCTTCTTAACGAGGGTCATATTACTTTTGTTCGTGAAAAGTTATTCAAAGATTGTTATAATGGTCTTTATCATTTTGATTTTTACTTACCGGCGCTCAATAGTCTAATAGAGGTTCAAGGCGAACAGCACTACATCTTTATCAAAAAGTTTTATAAAAATAAAACCGAATTCTTAAAGGCACAGGAACGTGACCGGCGCAAGATAAGCTATGCTCTCGCGCATGGTATTAAACTCTACTGTATCCCATATTGGGAATTAGATAATTTACACACGGTCGATGATTTGTTTGCTCAAAAATTTTTGGCAAAATCAAAATTTCATAATGATGATGTATTCCGCACCAAAAAATAATACGCCCTATCCCTTGCGCCCACTTATAAGTGAGGACTGAGAATGGGGATTATCCCAGGGAGAGGACGTATGACTTGGGAAATAGTATTAGGCATTATCTCTTTGTTGGGTATGGTAGGAATTATTATTGGCTGGACTAGTAAAATAGCTGGTACATTATCTCAGTTGAGTGCGGCCGTTGATAATTTAAACGATACTGTCAAAGAGTTCAAAGGCGACCAAAACGCTTTAATTGAGCACGTTGGTCATCATGATGTAATGCTTGGCCAATATGATGTAATCATTAGCAAGCACGATGAACAAATAAAAGATTTACAGACAAAAGTAAACTCCGATAAGTAATGTTATCGGAGTTATTTTTTACATATTAACCTTTTGTATATTTCCAAATATATCTACTGTTAAGTTCGGTTCTTTATATATTCTTTCTTTTTCCACAAACTCGAACGCAGCCATAGTGAACTCTCTCAAATTCCCATTGTTCTCAATCACTATATCATAATTATAATTTAATACTTCTTCGTCGGCGTGGTTGGACTTTTCATAATTTTCAACAGTCGCGCGCCGTATAAGTAAAGACTTTGCGCCAAGTTTGTCGCAGAGTTTTTTTATTTCTTTAGGCTCGCGGCAATCGATAAAGATAACTATATCTTCTGGTCTTACACCATATTCACCCCAATCACCTTCAATTCGTCTAACTTGCTCACAAACATATTTAAAAGGATAATCATTCCATTCTGTTAAAAGGTCTTTCAAATCGCTTAAAAACTTACGGCTCTTCAGGTCTTTTGTTCCATCCCAGCCAACAGATTGAGCAATTTCTTTTATAGGAGTAATAGTTGAGAGAATGTGGCAGAAATTTGTTCCTGCGATTTCTTGCACATTATGCTCGAAAGTAGTCTTACCAGCACCGGGCGCGCCATTAACAATATATATACTCATTTACTTCTCCTTAAACTAACTCATCTGCAATATATTCTTTAAGCCAATCAACAAATCTAACTTTATAAAAGAGGAAATTATCTTCCCAGAAAGTACAACCCTTGAGATTTTCTGAAATATGGTTCCAGAATTGCATATCCTTCAAAGATTCAATAATCACAGGATTATTCTTCCACTTCAAAAGTTCCTTCTTAATATCATTATCTACAATTCCATAATGCTCAGCTATCATCCAATAGTGATATACATAAAGAAGTGTAGCTCCCAAGAGGTCAGGCTCAATCATTTCTTTAATCTGAATCAATCTAAGTATGGCCTCAACCTGACTTGTGATGTATGAGGTCCAAGTGCGTTTGAAGAAGTCCTCTCCGTTTGTCGAGCGTGTAAGAGAATTTTTATTATCTCTCCAGATATAAGTTACTTCTTTAATCTTAATCTTCTTCTTCGTACAGTTATGAGCTATTAAGTTAAAATAAGCATCTTCGTTTACACGAAGTCCTTTTAAGAAACGAATATCCATATCACGAAGGTACTGCGCCCTGTAGATGCGGCCGTGACACCAAGTTACAGGAACAGAGAATACATCCATTAAAGTACCGGGTGTAGCTTCGCGCTCTGCAATAAAGTCAGAACTTGCGATGTCTGCATTATGAAGTGAAATCTCACGGGATAAGATTTCTATTGCGCGAGGTGTATACATATCATCTGAGTCGAGGAACATAAAGTATTCACTCATCAGGTCAGAGTCCATTCCTGCCTGACGAGCACCGCCCGGTCCTACATTTTCCGTGAGAGGAACCCAGCGAATAACAAGACCTCTTCTCTTATACTCTTCGATTATATCGCCATAATCTTCTCCATCACAATCCTGAACGATTGTTACAAGAAACATCTTCTTTGTCTGCGCAACCAGTGAGTCCAATGCCTTCGGTAAGGTCTCGCGCGCTTTGTAAGTTGGGATTATTACGTCTACTATTTTAATCACTCTCCTTTTTCATGATAGATTGGCGGTTCAAATTTAGCTTGCACCGCCATTTCATCTACAATATTATTCCATTTATCATCTGCGTGTCCTTTTACTTTTTCAAAAGAAAACATCGGGTCTTCAAAATATGGAATAAGATATTCCCAAAGTTCCCTATTAGCGACTGGTTGTCTCTTTGAGTTAATCCAACCATTAGTTTGCCACTTCTTATACCACTTCTGTTTATAACAATTTATAATATAAGCACTATCACTATAAATAGTAAAAGTGGGGTGAGGGTCATCTAATTCCATTTTGTGATAAGCGTATTGGCAGGCGTCTATAACCGCAGTTAACTCACATATATTGTTGGTTGCATCGTCTAAATGTCCAGCAGTTTTTAAGATAACATTTTCTTGTTCATTAAGCAGAAGCCATGCCCAACCGCCCAGAGCATTTCCATACCCATTACCGCTTGTCGCGCCGTCTGTATAAAATCTATAATTCATTTTTACCTTACTTTCTATCAAATGGTCTGAAATACTCTTCGTAAACCTGAGAGAAACCAAAAGGCTTATCGTTAGCCTTCTCAATATGAG